TAAGATAGAAGCCATGCCAACTAATGGTAATGATAGCCTATTTCAAGAAGCTTCACAACTTAACACTGAGCAGATATGTTTTGCTCACACAATAGATCCTATCTTAATGGGAGTACGTACTACAGGAAGCCTTGGAGGTGGTGCAGATATTAAGCAGGCTTATGTTATTTTTGAAAAGAATGTAGTAATGGAGCTAAGGGGATGTGTTGAGCATATTTTTAACGAGTTATTAACAATCTCTAAGATACCTGCAGATTTCACTATCAATAACTTCCAGGTCATAGATGAGTCTATAGTAGAGCTAGAGGGTGATGCTTCAAGAATAAACAATCTTATCAGTGCTATGCATCCTACTGTTGCTCAGAAGATACTTGACAACATGACACCAAACGAGATAAGAGCTCTAGCTGATTTACCTGCCATTGAAACAACCCCAACAATAACACCTACTGTCTGATGCTATATTTTATCACTGAAACTTATCTAAAAGTTAATACACCTATTACAGCCAATGTGGATGTTACAGATGTAACACCATACATAGCTACTCAGGCAGCACTAAGAGTACAGCCTATTTTAGGCACTACTTTCTATAACTATATGCTAACTCAGTATAATGCTCAGACACTTAATCCTGATGAGGTAGACTTAGTTGAGTTCATACAGCCTGTGATAGCTTGGAGATCTGCAGAGGATGCTGTTTTCGGATTAACTTACCAACTTAAAAATAAAGGTTTACAAACACAATCAGGTGACTACTCTGCAAGTGTATCACGTAATGAGGTGGCCTTTGGTATGGAACACTACGCTCAAAAGGCATCATTCTTTGAGCAGAGATTAATCAGATGGCTGCTAGTTAATAGAAACCTATTCCCTCAGTTTATCTCTACCACTAATCAGGATACTGATCTAAGGCCTATGTTCAATAACTGCAGCTGCATTAACCAATACCAAACAACTTGCTTAGGCACCTGTGGCACTTTCAGGGAGAACGGATATAATAACTCTATTCTTATTCTCTAATGAAAGTACAGTTAGCCATTCTTTTATCCTCAATTCAAAAATACATTATTCAACTTTTCGCAGTGGTAGGCTCTTTCTTTTTACCTATCTCAGGTATATTATTTTTAATTGGTTTTGCTATCTTAGTAGATACGCTAACAGGTATATGGAAGTCTAAGAAATTAGGCATCCCAATCACATCTCGCAAACTATCAGCCATTGTATCTAAGTTGTTTTTATATGAGGTGGCTGTTATTGGTTTTTACCTAATAGATAAGTTTATTCTGAATGATATTATTTTAATATTTTTTAGTGTGCCTTTGATGCTCACCAAAATTCTATCTCTAGTACTTTGTAGTATAGAAGTTATATCAATCTCAGAAAATTACAAGGCTGTAAAAGGCATAGATATATGGTCAGCATTTAAGAATTTATTACAGCGTTCAAAAGAAATAAAAAACGATATAGATGGAGTTAGATATAAGCAAGATAATACAACACCGATTATCTAAGGATCAATACGTAGATGAGCTTACTGACAAAAAGCAGATATACCTACACCATACAGCAGGAGGCCCTGATGCACTATCAGTAGCTAAGTATTTTGATACTAAGCCTGAGAGAGTTGCAACAGCTTTTATTATAGGCAATAGAGGTACTATAGTGCAATGCTTTAGCTCTAAAAATTGGGCTTACCACTTGGGCCTTAAACAAGAGATATTCACTGAGTCAGGGGTGGCCTATAAGAGCTTAGATAAGATATCTGTAGGCATTGAGATCTGTAACTATGGACCATTAACCAAAAAGAACGGATATTACTATAATTATGTAGGTGGCAAAGTAGACTATACTGAGGTTACTATACTAGATCAAAAGTACAAAGGCTATATCTATTGGCAGAAGTATACAGATGCACAAATAGAGAGCACTAGACAGCTTCTAGTCTACCTTTGTGATCAGTATAATATCCCTAGAGATTACTTTGCTACCATCTTTGATATTGACAAACGTGCTTTGAAAGGAGAAAGTGGTATATTTACCCACAATTCAGTGCGAAAGGATAAGAGTGACATCTATCCCTGCCCTAGAATGATAACAATGTTAGAGAGCTTATGAGACACTTACTACCCATTCTGATACTATCCCTACTATTTAGCTGTTCAGACGCTAAGAAAGCACAATACCACTATAAGAAGGCGGTTAAGTTTGGGTTAAGCATAGCAAATGATACAATTAAGATTAATACTATAGATAGCTTTGCAGTGATACGTAATGATACGCTTATATACGAAAAATTCATAACAACTAAAGACACTATTATACAGATATTAGAGATGCCTAAGACCAGGTATCAGACCAGGATAGAATATAGATACAAAACTCAGATACTAAAACAAGATGTGCTGAAATACAAGTACATATATAGAGAAGCTAAACAGCAGCGTAAAGCTGTGCAGATAACTAAATCCAAAACTAATTGGATGCTCCTAGTATGGGGCTTTATTATAGGAGTACTCCTGTCATTCGTTACTAGACTATTACTTAAACTTTATTTATGATCAAACATTCAAAAAATGTGCATGAGCTTATCATTGATAATCTTTATGCACGTATTGCTATGCTATCTGATCTACACTGGGATAATCCTCACTGTGATAGGGAGATGCTCAAGAGACACCTAGACTATTGCTTAGAAGAGGATATACCTGTTATGATAAATGGTGATATGTTTTGTCTTATGCAAGGTAGAGGAGATAACAGACGTAACAAGTCAGACATAAGACCTGAACACAATAACGCTAAATACTTAGACTCTATAGTTGAAACTGCTGTAGATTGGTTTCTCCCCTATGCACACATCATTAAGCTTGTAGGATACGGTAACCACGAAACTGCTATAATCAAATTTCAAGAAACTGACATCCTACAAAGATTTGTGGACCTTCTAAACTATAAAGCAGGATCTAACATTCAAACAGGTGGTTATGGTGGATGGTTAGTAGTTAAGCAAAATTCAGGATGGGGATCTAAATACTCTACTAAGGTAAAGTACTTCCATGGTTCAGGTGGTGGTGGTATAGTTACAAAGGGTGCTATCAATTTAACCAGAGCATTAGAAACCTATGAGAACTTTGATGTGTTTACAATGGGCCATATACATGAGAACAGCTGTAGGAATGATGTAAGAGATACTATAGAGCATCATAGTGTAGGAGGTTATGTACTCAAACAGAAGCAGTTACACCTCATGCTCACAGGTACCTATAAAGAAGAGTATGGAGATGGTTCTCAGGGGTGGCACGTTGAACGTGGAGCTCCCATTAAGCCATTAGGAGGTAGGATACTTACCATAAAATTATTGAGGGCCACTACAGGTGATAGATTAGTGACAAAATATATTGACTCTCATAAGTTTAATTTGTAATTTTTTACATATATTTGCATCAGGTCTCGTATTAGAGACTCATAGCCCCCTATATCTTTGGTTAGTTTGGTAGGGGGTTATTTTTTTGCCAAGATTTGTGACGGTTATAGCCAACATAATAGCTAGAATAGTGGCATAATGTATAATATAGCTAACATATTACCCACTTTAAGGTTATGCCCTTATTTAGCTACACATTTTGTAAGGCTATTACCTTATTTTCTTATGTTCAAATTATTGCATTTTCTATACATGATAGGCTTATATGTTCATATTCCTTATTTAGAATGATTATTGATAACGTATAATTGTAAACAATTCATTGTAAGTACGTATATTTGTCTAAACTAATTAAAACTAACCAATGACAACAGAAGAAATGAAAGCTACTATCCTCCTCTATTCAATAGAGTTGAGAGATGAGTACAATGAAATGGTAGGAGCATTCGGACACACAGATCCTGCAGCTCAGAGACTACAAACCAAGTATGTAACTCTATTAGTATTAATCGAAAAACTAGGACTAGATGAGAACTATTGATTTTATCCAGGGCTTAGCAGCCTTAACACTCTTTTTAGTAGGAATGTATATATCCTGTGCACTATGAGCTACGAACTTGACTACATACGCAAGGGATACCTTAACGTATGGTGGGCATCTGAGGATGGAGGTATAGTATACACTGCTGAGTTTAGATGCTACTTTGTTGAGGAGGGTGTCTATGAGGCTCTGCTAGTAGATAGCTACCTAACTACCACTAACTATAAACTAACCTATCCC